TTGACACTACTCCAACCATATCCGTTTACTCCTGTTACAGTAGTAGTAGCTGTACCATCATTTTCTGTAGAATCGACACTTTCTGTAACACCAACCTCATTATAGCTAGATTCGTCCTCTAAAAAATTATCAAACATAGCATCAATTTCTGCTACAGTGTATCCCATAGTTGTAGCTAAACCTGTAGAATTATCATCAAGGGGATTCATGCCTATAACTTTAGCCGCTTCTAGTTTCTTTTTTGCTGCATCAGTTAAGGTTACATTACCAAATAAACCGTAGGTATTATCTAAAGCCATATTGGCTAAACCTAAAATAGACGCATCAGTAGCTAAATTTCCAGTAGTTGGATCTATGCCTAAAGTATTATTCTCTACTCTGCTATTTATTTCTTTTATGGCCTCTCCTTTGTTATATGCAGTTCCTGCATTAAGTAACGCAGAAAGAGCTGAAGGTGCTACAATACTAAGCCCTGTCATTATAGCAGTTTCAAATGCTGAAGGATTTATTGTATTATTTAAATTATCTAAAGAAGCTGTGCTAGCATCAAAAGCATCAAAAGCAGCGGTGTCTCTTCTTCCTCCTCCATCTGCATTTCCCGTCATAGCCATACTATTACTATCATTAGATCCGCCTGAAGTTCCATCATCATCATCAGTACCGTCATCAGTACCGTCACCAGTACCATCACCATACTGATCATATTCTGTTTTTGCTTGTGTTAGTAAAGAGTTACTAGTCCCTGTAGAACCTATTGTATACTCATACTTTAAAATATATTGACCATAAGTAGGACTAGAGGTGTCTGTGTCCTGTTGCATAACCTGTTTATATTCAGGTATTCTTCCTGTATTAGCATCTACTGATGGTGGGTTATTATATATTGGCATAATTTATTTAACCTTGGTTAACTGATCTCGGAGCTGCAGCAGATGTTTCAGCATAACCAGCTTCCCCTGGCTGCGGAACATTTCCTGTGCCGATGTTGCCATTTCCAACTCCCGATGTGTCTGTTGGATTTGACCCTGGAGGTACTCCGTTAGCAGCCCCCACATTCTGTTGTCCGCCACTAGGGCCTTGAGTTTGTTGATTTCCATTTGTCATTCCCATTATTTTAGCAAAAATTTGTGCATTTTCTGGATCATTAATTAATTGATCTGGATCAATGTCTAATGATTTAGCAATTTCTTTTAATATTGAGTGCCATCTAACAAACGGTGCAATATTAGGATTATTTGCTGTTTGCATAAATGTCATCAATCTTTGTGACCTAACTTCTTTCTGCATTAAGGATGATGTTCCTCTTGCTTTTATGTCTATGTCACCTTTTATGTTTTCTATTTTTTGATTAAATTGCATGTTCCAAGAAAATAAAGATTCACCAAGGGGTCTTAATAGATAATCATCTATATTTTTAACTACTGTTTTAATACTTAATGCGGCAGCGCCCATTAACATAGACATACCTGCTGCGGTTCTTGTAGTTGATTGCACACCAGTTGCTCCATGTGAGTAAGATGGTATACCTGTTGATTCATCTGCAAGTTGTCTAAACTTATCAAACATCATTAAATTTTCTGTTGCTGTATTAGGAAACTTTAATCCATTGATTGCAGTTCCTGTTACACCAGATTGTCTTCTAAATATCTTACCAGGATATATACTCATATCTTGTCCTGGTACTAATTGTGTTTCATCTATATCAAATACTAGATTCCCAGCTAATGCTAAGTTATCAATAGCCATTCTTGCATGACCATTCATAACCATTTGTGCATCTTCCATATTTTCTGGTATACCAACACCAAAAAATTGATAGGGGTTTATTTCATAAGGAGAAACATGAAATGGTAATCTCTCAGGAGTAAATGGATTTAACACTAATCTAAGTATATGCCCATTGCACACCCAAGCATTAATCTGAACTTCTGATAGCTCATCAAAATCTTCTTCAACTTCTAGCCCAGCTTCTTTTGCTAGAGAAGAATCCATAGTTCCCCAGTATTCGTATATTTCAAATCTTTTCTTTTGAAGATCGTCTACGTTTTCTCGGTCTAATAGAGATGTTTCAAATCCACGAACTTCATAGTTTTCTCCCATCTTTATACATTCAGCTATGGCACTTCTTCTAAACAAAGGTCTATTACCTAAGTCCCTAAGTTGAGATCTATTTAAAGAATGCCTTTGTATTACATAATCACAATCTTCAATACTAGTAGCATCTGGATCTGGGTAAAAATCCCATACACTTACTGCTTCTAGTTTAGGGACTGTTTTAGATTGTGGCCTATACTCTTGTTCACCTTCTTCATTTCTGTCCCATTTATGTAGAACTTTGTCATGACTAAATGGTCCTTTTAATACTCCAGTACCCAGTAAAACCATTTCAAATAAAACGTGACGTAAAACTGTTATGGCACTAGTCTCATCTAATTGATCGTGTATTAATTTTTCTAGATTTTCAGCGGCTTGTCTTGCTGGTTCTATTTGAGGAATCTCAGGAGATTTTGGAGAAGGGCCACTGGCAAAGTCAATACCTTCATAATCATCCTTTAAACCTCTTAAAAGATCTGTAGTAGTAGTTCCTGGAGTAATTTCTCTGCCATCTCCAGGATATCCATATAGATCTACTACATTTTCTTCTTGTGTTTTAGCCTCTTTTTCTGGCTCATTGTCTTGTTTTACTCTTGCAAATTCTGCAACACCCTCAGGCACATGTGTAGGCTCTACTCCTATTGGAAATTTTCCACTAGAAAAAAGAACTTCAATTAACTGTCCAAAAGCAGCTAGTACTTTTGTTTTAGTTATTTTAACAAATACTCTAGATTTTTCTTTTTCTGTAAAAGACATATCAGAACCATAGATTCCTCTATAATTTTTATATGCTCTAAGCCATCTATTTTCATCAAATAGTCTAGCATCTTCTGATTTATTAAACCTAGATTTAATTAATCCTTGAAGACTCGCAAAGTCATCATAAGACGGTGTCTGTTCAGTTTCTTCAGACTCTCCTAGTCCTACGATAATATCGTTTTGTATCTTCTCATCAGCCATGTAGGTTACCTAAGTTTAGTAGTCGCGTTCGTCAGCCATAGAAAATACTTTTCCGTCAACCATATTAGTTTTCACTTTAGGTGCGTCTTCGTTTTTTCCGCCTTCTTCAACAGCAGGCATATTATTAGCAGGTCTTTCTAAACTAATAGTAGTTTCATCAAGATCGCCTTGTTTATATTTTTGCATTATGTTTGGCATTTATTTCTCCTTAGTTTTTGTTTTGTTTAAGGCTTCTTTCATAAATGTTAGAAGCCAAGGGTTGTCTCTTAAAACTGTATGATATATATTAGATAAATTATTAACTACAGTTTCTTCTTTATCATCATCAGCAAGAGGATTTTCTTTTTGAGTTAATCCACTTACATACACACAAGCATGAAAAATCTCATGTATTATTGTATTTAATAAATCATGAGTCTCTAAGCCTGCATTGATTTGAATAGTATTCTCTCTTTGTAAATACTGTCCATAACAATCTGTTAAGTTGTCCTTTTTAAAATCTGGACTTTCTATCTTAATAGTTAGATCTTGAAACCCAACTCTTAATTTTTTATTATTTAACTCCATTAATATCCAAACATCCTATCCGCAGGTTTAAATTGACTTCCCTTATCAAAACTAGAATATCCAGTTCCGTGAGGGTTAATGGGGCGTGACATGCATCCGTACCTTAAGGCATCGTATGCATGATCTTCTGTGTGTGTATCAACATCCTCTGGATTATTTTTATCACACGGTAGTAGAGGTAGTGTTCGTATTAAGTTTAAACAGTTTTCAAAAATAAACAATGATGGTTTTTCACCATTATTAGTTTCCCTAACAGATAAACGTTTATGTAATTCTAGTTTACCATTTATACGACTTCTAGGTGATCTATCAGATGGTCGCCATCTGCATCCCGCATTGATCATTGTCTCTGCTATACTAGGACCTACATCACCTCGTTTTGCCCAAGTACTAGAATCTAATATTCCATAACGAATATACTCACCATTTTCCATATTTAATACTTGATATGCAAACTGATCGGCAACAACTTTTTTTGTATACAATTCTCTATACACATATAGATTATTGTCAAAATCTATTGCAAACCATAACACACAAGCAGGAGAAGAGTAACCCCAGTCACAGGCTCTAAATCTATGCCAATTTTTAGGAATTTCAAATGGGGTTAAAACGTGCACTCCTTTGTTAAACTCAGGAAATGCTGCATCTTCATAAGCTCCCCAATCTCCTTCTAGAAATTGTTTTCTTTGCACTTCAGGCAAAGAAGCTAGCATAATATAATAATCCTCGGTTTGCATTAAGTAAGGATTATCTTGTAACTTAGCTGGTATAAATCTTCTTGTTATAGATCTATTGCCAAGTGGTGTTTGAATATCTATTGAGAACCTTTTATTTGGTATAGCAGGATCTACAAACATTTCTTTTACCCATGTTGATCCTACATTACCTGGGTTGCCAGTGGCTCTCATGTATACTGGTATCTCAGGATCTACTGATCTAAGAGAGGATCTTAAAAAATTATAAATATCTGCATTGGGATATTGTGGTAACTCATCGATTCCAATCCATGTATAAGACTGACCTTGATATCTAAGTGCGTCAGTAGTATTCTCAGCATATCCAAATTCTATTTTTGCTCCTGATGGAAATCTCCATTCTTTTTCTTGTTCTCTCCATTTAGCCCCTGGGTATGCTTTAGGGTATAGTTGTTGTGAGTGATTGATTAAATCTCTTAACTCTGGCATAGAACGTCTAATTAATAAGCATCTATGCTTTTGTCTATCACAATAACGTAGTGGGTCAATAAGCATTGCATAAGACTTACCGCCACCCCTTGCACCACCATAAAATACTTCTCGTTCAGATGCAGCTAAGAATTGTGTTTGAGGACCTTCATTAGCCTCAAAAATAACTTCACGTTCTTCTACTGCCTTCTTTACATTAGGCGGCACTATAGCTAGATCATCTTCAACAATTATATTTTGTTTATTATCTAGAGCACCATCAACTTTTTTAATAGCTTCTTTCTTAGTCTTTAACTTCTTTTGTGCATTATGATAATCGTCTTTAGCTTTTTGTACTTGTTTAGCTATATCACTAATGCTAGCTTTAGCTGATCTTTTAGCTTTAGCTATAGTTTTCTTTTTCTTTTTAGGTGGTGGTATATCATTCACTTCTTGCTAACACCTTCCTTAAGCCAGGAGCAGATATGTATCTGCCTGTTTTCTTTTCCATCCATCCAGCAACTTCTCGATAGGAACAACTTTTAATATATTGTTTTGCTTGTTCTATAGCTTCGAGTTCCTCTTGGATCGGCTCTAATATCTTTTCGTCTTGTTCACTTACTTTGTAACCAAAGGGAACAGTTCTTGCAATTCTTTTTCTATGTCCTAGACTCATTGTTTCGTTTCCCATATAACATTGTCCACGACCAACTATGTATTTTTCCTGACCAGATAAATATTTTGTACACTATGCTCTTCATTGTGCTTCTTTAGCTGGTAGTATAAAAATGCCATGGGCTACTTTAGCATTAATATCTAATTTTTCTCGTTTAACTAAGCCTACTCTATCTAATACTTGTTTAGCGGCTTCCATTCTAATACTTGCTCCTGGTATAGAGCCATCATCATCTATTGCGTTGGCTATGCTTAAGGCAGCTTTCGGTGAGTGAGCTGCTAATACCGTTTCGGCACGTTCTATAATTTGGTCTTTAAGACCGTGTACCACTTTCGGATATGAGGTGGGAGCATAGCCTGCAATTTCTGCAGCTGCTCTGGGTTCACCATTGGCTTCCCCGAATAGAGCAGAGAGAAATATCTTTTGTTTCTCGGTTAATTCTGTTGCTTCTTTTTTATCTAGAAGCATACAACAATAATTAGTGCTACTACAGCTATACCTAAAGCAATTTGCTTATGCTTTGGCAGTGCCATAACTTTATCTTTAATCCACATTAATTTTTTCATATTATCTCCTTTAGCAATTCCATGCTCGTAATGATTTGTTTATTCTTGAGTTAGGATCTCTTGCAGTTTTTGCAGAGGTTAACTTTTTCTTCATGCCTTTCATTCTAGCACAGAAAGATGCTCGTCTTTTATTACCTTTAACTTTACTAGGAGCTTTTAACTTACCCCCAGTAGACTTATTGTAACTAGCACGGCCTTTGGCATTTAATCCACCTTTAGGGTTCTTACCCTCTTTACGTTGCCATGCAGGTGACTTAGCCATTATGATGTTTTCTTAGTTTTTTTCTTTTTAATATCTTTTTTATGGACTAAAGGTTTACTGTTTTTAGTATGGCCTTTGCCTGTGTGCAACTTACCATTAGGCATTTTGTGCGTAGCACCTTTCCATTCTTTACCGTCTTTTGTGTAGTGCTTTACGCCTTTCATTATGATATCTTTCTATATTTTTTTACTTTTTTTGCAATATTTTTTGGTTGCTTTGAAACTTGTTTACCTTTAGCTTTAGCTTTACGCTTAGCCTTGGTAGTTGTAGCATACTCTGAGGCAGATAATGCTTTAATTGCTTTGGCTGGAAGGTAACGTTCACCAGTTACAGAAGATTTCTTCCCTGATTTAGTTCGCCAATCCTGTTTACCCCAAGACTTTAAACTTCTTTGACTTTTTGCTAGTGCCATTATTTTTCTTTTTCTTTAATAATTTAAAGTCTACTTTTGAGATCTTACCATCTCTATTCTTATCTAATTTCTTTTGTTTACCTTTAAGCATTACTTATATCCTCCACCTGCTTTTTTATAGGCCTTGGCTAAAGCCTGTGCTTTACGGGCTGACCACTGTCCTGCACCTGTACCATGAGAGGCTTGAGCTTTAATACGATTAAAGATCTTTTTTCTCTTACCTGGTTGGGTGTAATTCCCTGCTTTGTTTACGGTACTTTTTGTTTTGGCCATATCTATTCTTATTACTACGCTTTTGAGCTTCTGCTTTCTTATTTATTATGTCTACTAGCTCTGCAAAGGGTATAGTCATGTGGTTAGTAACCCATACCGCCCATTTTTTTAGCAGCACCCATAGTCTTTTTAGTTTTTTTCTTAGTATCTTTAGCTTTTTTTTGATTTTTTTTTGGATAGTTCATTGATTTCATTTGTTTTTCCCTTTTTTTTGCCGAATATCTCTGCATGACGTGCCTCTGACATGCTATAAAACTTGCCATTGATCATTTCTTTGCCGATAGATCCGTATATTTCTCTG